TACATTAGATGCAAAGAAGTCACAAGGTTCTAAGTCTTTAGTTAAGCCTAACTTATACTCACAATACTTATCCCCTGGAATTGCGATTAACTTATCAAGGGTTGGCTGAAACATATTAAACTTCTCAGGTAACGGTTTAGCTTTACTTACATATAACTCGCAAGCTTTGTGAACTTCGTTGCCATAAAGAAAATGTTCTGTGTTCGGGTCTTGCTTAATATCTTTTGCTACATACAGATGATAGTATTGCTTAGGACATTTTTCAAATGTGGTAGCACTTGAATAAGACCACGTTTTAAATTCAGCCATTGTTAGTCTTCTTTCTTTTGGACTTCGCCTGTTGATTTATTAAGTTCATACTCTGCTAAGGGTTCTTTCTTTTTCTTACCAAAAATCAAATCCCAATTCTTTTCAAACTGTTCATTGTTTGGTTTTGATTGTAACCAATCGCCTGTTACATCATTACGTGCAGTCTTCTTCATTACCATACCCATGATACGAAACTATCTCGTATCCCTTTCGTTACAGGATTAACTTTATGTGGATATAAAAAGTTAGACGGGAATATTAATACATCCCCTTGTTTTAATTTAATTTCCATGTCGTCAAACATAATAAATTCCCCACCTTCATAATCGTCATTAAGAAAGCCTACGATAGATAATGTCGGTATGCCTTTCATTTTACCATCAAACATGTCATGAATATGATCACAATGTTTAGCCATAGTCTTGCCTTCTCTATACCGATTAAATCTTATATGAGTAAAGCCTTGCCATCCATTAAAGTAATCATTCTTAAAGTCGGTTAAGATATACTGGCTGATAGCTTCCCATACTTTTTGAGTTAGTTTATCTCTTGTAGCTATGTTGTCCCATGATACGTCTAGTTCTTGTTCCCCACTTTGAGTCACATACTTACCATCGGCATTATAAAATACATGTTGTTTCCATGTAGCTTCATCTATTTCTTTTCTTACTTGATCGCACAATTCTTTATCAAGCCAAGGATATACTTTGATATAGTCTGTAAGTTTATCCATTCTTAAACTCCGTCAATGATCGGTTATCACCAAGTGTTCCTTTAATGAATGAATTAAATGCAAGGCTAACTCTTACATCATCTACTACTACATCTTCTACATGATGCGTTAAGCTTGAAGGAAACATAACTATGCCCCCTGTCTTAACATTGAACCACCACGAGTCAGAGTTGTATACGTCAAAGGTATCACTAACTAATTGTAATTGTTTATAACCTGCTCTATGAAAGGTAATCTTATCTTTGGTAGAGTCAGTAGATATATAAAGCACACCTGATATAAAACTATTAGGATGTTCGTGCTTATGATGAAACTCACCCTTCTTAGTCCAATTAAGCCATGACTGCGTAACAAAAGCTTCAGCAGGAACCTTAGGTTTGTATACACGTTTGACATATTCATTAAGTTGTTCAGTAACAAACTTATTTAAGTCTGCCATCTCAGGCTCGTTAAGTATATAGTTGTTGTTAGATGTTACGTTACCTACGTTACGATTGGTAGATGTTGAGTGGCTTTCTATGTATGCAAGTTCTTCTTTAGTAAAGTCTCTGCCAATGCTATTAAACATGACAGGGGTAGGAAATAATAATTCAAAGTTTGGTTCATTCATAATTAGTCTGTATGTCCTTTAATAAGTCATTGAAGCTTAACTCATCTTTATCTTTAGCAAATTCAACACTTAATAAATATCTAGTAGCTTCAAAGTTATATACCGTATGAGGTGACTGAGTATTAAATAAATAGTATGTGTTAGGTTTATATTTTAACTCTTCTATTTTAAATACTAATTGACTTGGGTCAACTCCAAACGCACAAAAACTTCTAGTGTTAGGGGTCAATAACATATTAATACCTACGCCACGTCTTGTATCTGTATGCCAATTGTAGCAAGTGTAGGGGTCTAGCTTTAATACACCTACTATAAAGTCATAACGTTGTGATAACCACACAAAGAAGTTATCTTTTAAAACTATATCAGCAGGTAACGGTTTAGCCTCAAAATTATAGTAAGGCATCCATTCTGTAGGAGATATAGCAAAGTCAAACACTTCATTTTTAATAGTCGATTTAGTATTGACTTCGTAATAGTTCATTACTTAGCATCCATATAGTTATCACCTACACCTAATTCACAACCTAGTGGTAAGTCACTACACCAATAAGGTGCGGTAGTCATACACTTCTCAACATATGCTTTACAGTCATCTACTTCTTCATCTTTACATAGCATGACTAATTCATCATGGACTGTCATAACGACAGGATACCTTTTCGCTACTTGTATTAACTGTTCTGCAATTATATCACGCGCCAACGACTGTATGCAACGTTGAAAGGTTTTAGATGGGTGTATATATTCGGGGATTAAGGTTCTTCCCATTAACTTGTCATATACCCATGACTCTCCTGTATCTGTCTTTAGTTTACGAAGATTAGGTAAGCCTAACAACATACCATTAGGTTTCATCATGCCTTCATAAGGGACACTCGATATAATCCCACCACTACCCATTGTATAATGTTGCCCTGCACGAACCGACTCTAACATCGTACCTGCATCTTGCCACGCCTCAACCAACTCGGGATTAGCTTTGCGATACGCATACACAATGTTCTTAACTTCTTGTAGGTCTTTCTCTACACCGCCTTGTTTTAGAATAGAGTGCATCTTAGCCGCACCTACACCATAGATACCCGATAAGTTTACTACCTTAAAGATAAACCTAAGGTCTTTGTTAACTTCGTTGTAGGGTGTTCCTGTTATGTCTGCGGCTGATTGTTTATACAAGTCAATACCATCTTTAATCTGTTGTATCTTACTATGTGATTGAGCAAACCAATAGGCTAACCTTAACTCAATATTACTTAGATCAGATGCTACTAACTTATAACCTTTAGGCGCACACATAGCTCGTCTTAGCTCTGATGTTCTTGGTAAGTTCTGTAAGTTAATACCATCGACACCACTCCATCGATGTGATACCACAGCACCCGCATACTTTAACGGGACAGGTAGTTTACCCCTGTTGGCTATTTGAATAAAGTTTTCTGTGCGCGTCTCTTCAATTGTCGACTTGTTACCGATACGAGCAGCAGCCAAAGCTTGAACGTATGGATTTTCATGCTCAAGTAAAGCTTTAAATTCTTCATCAGTCTTAGCGAACGCATAGGTTTCCTTTCCTGTTGTCTGACTTATTTTCATGGGGGGTGTAACACCTTGTTCAATAAGTAACTCAGCAAACTTAGGGTTACTCATGAGTAGTTCTTTATCTACGGCTACTGATGTTAGTAGTTTTTCTTTAGCTTCTTTAACTTTGTGAAGGTGACGTAGTAGTAAACCTTTATTAAGTTCTATCTTAGGTTCTGTAAACATACGGATAGTTAAATCAATAAGCTTCATCTCAGGTGCAGTGAATCTATCTTTTAACTCGGTGAATAATTCATAGGTGAGTTCTACGTCATTGATACAATAACTACCATACTTAGCTAAGTCATTATGTGTGAAGTCTAATCGCTTCTTACCTAAGGCATCTAATACTTCTGTGCCTTTCTCACCTAACTCATATAACTTAGATAGGTTAGCTAAAGATACTGACTCAGTTAAGCCATGTAAAATTTGAGCCATACTCATGGTATCGAATAAACCTAGTGGGTGTATATCAAATATCCATGACAGGATAGACGCATCAAACCTCATGTTATGTCCTAACACAAAGTGTTCATGCATATTGTATGAGTCTAGGAAAGCTTTGGTCTCAGCATGTGTTCCTGTAAACCATTTAGTAATACCTTTATCCTTAACAGCTACACCTATAACTTCAAACTTCTCATCACGTATATACTGCTCCGTAGTAAACTTCTTTAACCCATACTCTTTATCGTAATAGGTTTCGAAGTCAATCGTTATTAGATTAGGCATTACTTACCCCTAACGCGGGCTTTGACTGCATGCTCATAGATAGCAGCGATGTCAATAATTTCCTCTGACTTTAATCCTTTAGGTCTGATTTTAATAACACCATGATGAATGGTGACGATTAGATTACGTTCGCCACGATCAAAAGTCGTAGCAGATGTTTCCCTAGTAGTAGGTTTAATTGATCTTGTAGCCATTTCTCTCTCCTTTATTTGCGTCTGTTGACGTGATAGTCCCAATCTTCGGCGCAATCTTTATCGCACCATCGTCTTGAGTCATTAAGTTTCGTGCCACAATTTAAGCAGTGACCTGTCCCTTGTAAATACTTAATACCATCCATTTCTTTACGGCGAATGGCATCTTCAAGTTCTAATCTATCTTGCGTTTTATCTGCATCATCTGACATGTTTTAGCTTTTGCAATACCAATCTAATTATTAATAGGTCAATGACTAAAGAAAAATGATAGGGTTCATCATCTTCTAAGTATCTAAGTTCTAAGCCTATCATAACTCCTGATATTAACGCAAGCTGAAATATCCACATTATTTAGAATTTACAGTTTGTTTCTCTACGAATGTTACTAACTCATTAACATACCATTGAGCTTTTTTCAAGTCCATAAGTGTTGACTCTTTTAATCCTGCCCTTGACAAATACTTAATAGCAGTTAAGCGTAAGTGTCCAGCAAACTCTTCGGGTGTTGACTTAGCCTCCATGTAATCTATTGTTTCGATACCTCCATGTGTATAATGAGGTGGGTTATTAACCATATCTTTCATGTTTTCTCCTGCTCCTGTGAATTTAACTGCACTTGAACCTGTATAGTTGTTTAAGATAGTTTTCATTCTTGTCATTTCCATTTCCCCATTTCATCTAAAAAGTTTTGAAAGGCTAGTAGGTTATCTTCATTAACTACCATAGCTATACCTTCATTATCTTGTATGTGTTGTAGGTTTTTTTCTTGTAGTACGCTAGGTTTATTTTTCCCTGCTTTACATTCAATACCCATGAATGAGCCTTTGTAACATGCCACAATATCAGGCACACCAATACTCATGTAGCCACTTGCTACGGGATAGAAGTGATATGCCCCCCTATCCTTTAGCATCTTAACTACTTGTTGTTTAACCCACTTTTCTTTTACAGGTTCTTTTTTCATTTAGGCATTTCCATAAACTTTTGCATAGCATTAAGTCTCTTGTTATGAAACTCTCTATTCTTTTGTTCAAACAATCTAAAGTCCATCTTAGTATTCATAAGAGCCTGTATATTCTGCATAGCTACTTTATATTCAAGATAAACTTCGTCTGTATCGTTCTCTGCAATCACATAGAATTGACCATCTCTAATGCCAACGTTCTTAATATACTTACCTACATCTACAAGTTTAAGGATAGCCATCTTCTCCTTATCTTCTATTGATATGTCGGGTGAGTCTTCATGCATCGCATGATATACTTTCATATGGTCTCCATAATTTGATTTACCTTGTTTAATACTGCTGTTCTAGCACCTTGACTTTCTCTCAAGTCATCGGCTGATACCCCTACTAGCAATCGTTCTAACTCTTGTCTAGCATTCTCTAGTTTAGGGTCGTTTGTTACATTAAGCCTAGTTAATAGATTTGTCAACTCTAATGCATTATCTACTAGACTATCTCTAAATATTTTCTTTTCCTCACCACTTAATCTATCAACCATATGCTCTAAGGTATTGTGTAGCCTAGACCATGCATCACTCATAGCAACTTCGACACGACCTTCATATGCTTTTTGATACTCTTGTTTCATCTCATTACGAATATCATCAGCGATGTCTACACGAAAGTCATTAGTTTCGGGAACAGGCATAATAGTATATTTGAGATTGAACTTATTTGCAATCTTATAAGCATCGGGATACTCATCTCTACTAAATAACTTACCTAGTTTAAATGCCATACCTTGAATGATGTTAGGATACTCTTGTATAAATGTATTTACACGAGATTGAAACTCTGCCTCATACTCTCCAAGTTGTTGTTTATAATCAAAGAAGTTACTCATAGGTAATAACCTTGTGCCTGTGTCTGACCAAGGTAGCGTTTGCCTACCATGCCACTCTCGTATTTCACTAGACAGTTTGGTAATCTTATCTAATTGGTCTGACCCTGCAAGGATATGTTTGTTATAGTTACCTGCCTTAATGGTTGTGTTTTTGTTTACATCAATCTCTTTGGACACATTCTTATCTAGTTTCCTAGCTGTCCATACTGATATGTTTAAGTCAATTAAGACTGCACTGCTCGCTATACTGATACTCATTTTATTTCCTCCTTAGTTTCGTCATATTCTTTTCCGTTTAGTAAATCTTCATAACTTAAATCTTGTTCATACGCATTGAGACATGCACCACATAGTTTGTCTTCCATTTTACCTCGTTCTTTTATGTAGTCCTCGTTCTCGCCACACCAATTACATGCACTCATTTTATTTCCTCCTCTACGTTGATAATTTTATGTAATGCAGGGTGATACAATAAATGCTTATATGTTTCTTCAAAATCTAAACGCTTATATTTCCATTTCACTTTCTTATCTTTAAACCAATCTGTATCTACTAACTGCATCAATACATGATGCAAAGCCCAATAGTCCATACGATATTCTTCACCATTATGGTCTCGAACCGATATTACTGTCCCCCATTTACAAGATAATAGTGATACGCTTTTAGGTTTAGCCATGATTTACTCCTTAATTATATGACAAGATTTCGTAAACTTTTACAGGCACTACACCTAGCGTTCTATTTTGTAACCCTGTTAAAAAGTCTTCTACTTCTTTGGGTAATTCTTGATCTACTTTCATAGCTTTTTTAACGATCTTTTTGTAATCTTTTAATCTATACGACGACATACTTCCGTTAGGCTTTTGTTCTTCTGCCGCTTTAATTGTTTCATCGAGCGCTTGCATAGTCCATGAGGCTTGTTCAGCATCTAATTTAAGCATTGACGCGGCTTCTTTTATGGTTGTAAAAAAAGAATGACCGTTGGGAATGTCTCTCCATCTAAACTCATAGCTATCATAAACAAAGTGGGGAAAATCATGCCCTTTCCTAATCCATCTAGCTAAGTGTGCAGTCATAGAGTTACCCCTAGAAATACACCCTGTTCTTAATTGCTTAACTACATTCTTAATCTGTCTATCTGTAAACTTATTAAAGTCAATGTTCATGACTATACTTTCTGCGTAGTTCGTTAGTTCATTTGAAATATTTAATGACATTTCTTTTCTCCTCATAAGTGACCGACAAACGTATAATGTTATACGCTTGTCGCTTGGTTAGTCTTGTATATGTATTGTCTTACCATGTGGTGATGTATTGTGACGTGATGTGACTGCCCATAGTGTAGGGTAATCCCAATTACCACCCCAATCATTCTCCACATAACCATCTGTTAATACAATGATAGCCTCGGGTTCGAGTCGTTTATCTTTGATATACTCATTGACGCATCCGACACGAGTGCCACCACCCCCTGCAGGTTTAGTAGACTGAACCAATGCTTTATAATCGCCTTGATTGTATGTCTCATGACCTGCTACTTCTGTATCCCAATACAATAACTCTATACTTGATGGGGATACATCATCACATATAGCTACCACTTCGGTTAAGAATTCATTAAGTTCCTTGTTACCAATAGAACCTGATGTATCTATACC